ATATCTCAAGCCTAAGCCCCTGAAATTCCTAGAGTTTCGGGGGCTTTTGCTATCTGCGGCATGCAATGTGTCGAAGAAGTGTCGATCTAACCAATCAGGTGCAGCTATGTCATGGACGACAAAGTACATTCTGGCGCTGATACCGCCTGTCGCATTTTTTCTTGCTTGGAAGGTAGGGGCGTTTTCCTTCGAGCATTTCGAGTGCGCAGGAAGCCTAAAGAACAGCAATGTGCAGTGCGCTGCTACAAGCTGGGATCTTAATAATTGGCTGACACTAAGCCTGTTTTGGTGCCCAATCTTGCTAGCGATTACGCTTCCAATCTCAGCGTTTTTCCTGATTGATACAGCTGCAAAGCACATCGGGTCAAAGCACCGTAAGGGCTAAAGAGCTAAGTATGGGAGCGCACGAAAAGAGCGCTGTAATCATTGATGGGACCGTACTTAATCGCGTCCTGAAGGTGATCGGGTGCCAAGTGTGCATACCGCATGGTCATCGCTAAGGACTGGTGACCAAGGATCTTTTGCAAGGTTAGGATGTTTCCGCCGTTGATTACAAAGTGACTGGCGAATGTGTGGCGCAGGACGTGGGAAGCCTGACCTGCAGGCAAGACCAGCTTTGTAGCGTCCAGGGTCTTGTCGAAGCTGTTGAGGCAATTCGAGAAGACGCCATGCAGCTTGAAGTGCCGGTGGATCTGTTGTTCCAGGAGCGGGTCGATCGGGATCGAACGAGCACGCTTGCCCTTGGTGTTCACGAAGGTCACCAGCCCACCGCGTACCCGTTCTGGCGTCAGTGCCTGAGCCTCACCCCATCTAGCCCCTGTAGCGAGGCAGATCGCGGCGACCATGGCTACATGGGGCGTCCTGCAGCGCTCATGAATGACTTCGAACAGATGCTTGACCTGAGCATCGGTCAGGTAGGCGAGTTCCTTTTCCTGCAGGCGTAACGGCTTCACCCTGGCCAGCGGGTTGGAATAGTCGATTTCCTCAAGCTGGTGCAGCACGTTGAAGACTGAGCGCAGATAGCCAAGGCGATTATTCAGGGTCTTGGGGTTGGCACCTTGAGTGAGCTGTTTTGCCCGGTACTCAGCGTATTGCTTGCCGGATAGCTTGATCGCTACAGGGTCGCCAAGATCCTTGGCCACTGCGTCCAGCAATCGGCGGCGCGCGTCACCGTCTGACAAGGTGTGGGCGTGAAGGGTGGCCCAGCGGTCGATCAGTGCAGAAAGGCGGCGGGTATCCCTGGGACGCGGTGACCAATCCGGTGTTTCGAGCACCTTGGCGCGGCATGTAGCCTCAAACCGCATGGCTTCAGCCTTGGTCTTGAAGGTCTTGCGGAAGCGCTTGCCTTTAACGGGTTCAATGTCGGCCTTCCAGCGGCCGTCAGGGAGCTTTTCGATTGCCATCAGACGGCACGCCCCCACCGCACATGCCGCTCCGTCAGAAGGTCCTTGATGTGTTTATAGAGATCGTCCTGGGTCATTTCCTTGGCGGCGTAGTGATCGCGGATGACCGGCCAGCAGTCCCATTTCTGCAGGGTCTTAAACGCCTTTTTTGCGCCCACCTTTTCCCTTGCCAGCAGGCTGACGAAGTTTCCCAGGAACAGCTCCACGTTCTTGCCGGAGAAGCCACGGGAGGTCTTGTAGTAGCGCTTGTATTCGGTGTCATCGAGCAGGGAGTCCACTGGCAGATCGACGCGCACGTCGTCACGGATCAGCGTCCAGATAGGCTCAAAATAGCCAGGGCGGCAGAGCAGCTTGAACTGGCGCAGGCCATAGCGCCACAGGCCGTCCAGATGCCCCGCGAAGGCGGCAAAGGAACTGGTATCGATCAGCGCCCCGGACTTCAGGTCGATTGAGCCACTGGCGAATTGCTGGATGACGGAATGGTGATAGCGCAGCTCTACGCGCCATACATCGGCGTCCGGATCGTAGTTGTCCGGGTCCTGCGGATCGAAGCTGTCGCGGCGCTTCCAGACGCTTTCCCAGTAGTCGAGCTTGTCGGTTGCGCGTGCTTGCTCGGTCTTGTTGTAGATCGCCAGTTGCACGCCGCTGGCCGAACCGAACATGAAGGTTTCGCCACGCCCGTAGGTGCTGGATTTAGTGGTCCAGTTGATTTCTTTGATGCCGGAGATATCGCGTTGAGTGCGTGCACGGCAGTGCATACGGGCGACCAGATCCACAGGCGGTTTCCAGCCTTGCAGATCCAGGGCGAGATGGACGGCGCACTGGTTGATTTCCCGGTGGGTCAGGACTGCCGAGGCGTAATAGTCCATGCGGTCTTGCAGGCGCTCAGGCGACAGGGCGTCGATAGCATGGGGCGAGACTTCGATTTTCAGGTGGGCGCCGATGGCGTCGATCTTGGCGTTGAAGTTCTTCACCAACAGGATGATGCCCAGGTCAGCGTTCTGGAGCTTGTACTGATAGCCAGAGTCTTTGCTGACACGGCCTGAGTGCCAGATCTGGCCAGCGAATTCGACCATGGTGCCGGGCTTCTCGAACAGGCACATGATCTCAGGGCGGATCAGGCCCCGGTACAACTGGCGCACGGTATCCACGCCACAGCGGAGCAGGCGAACGTCAGTCAGATCGGTGATGACGGCGGTATGGGAATCAAAAAAAACACGGCCATCCGGAGTTTCCTTGAATTCCCGGTTAACCCTGAGAAGGTCTTTAACTGCCATTGCTTGATTGCTCCAAATTGACACGAAACGACACTGGTTAATTGCTTCTTTCTGACGTGTTACAGGGACGTCAGCGCCCGCGCGGCGGCGCACCCGCGCGCTCGTTCCTCGCACGCAACCACACCGCCGCGCGTGGCGTGGACGTGTACTGATTCATAGCGAACCCTCATAGCCAGCCACTGACGGCCAAGCAGGACCACCAGCGGCCTTTTGTGAGGCTTGTGGGGTGACGGTTGAGGTTGATGCGGTCTGCTGTTCTGGCGGCGGCAACAGTTCGTTGGCGGGTAGCCGGTCAGGCTTGGCCGGATCGAACGCCCCTTCGTTGACGTAGGCCATGCAGCCGTCGAAGGACACCACCGCTCGCGTGCCCTGCTGGGTGTTGCAGCGACAGCCGTAGAGCCTGCCCTCACGAAAGCCCACGACGAACCGCTGGTGGTTGCGTTCGATTAGTTCGGTATCAGCGGTATGCATGCAGGAAAGCTTCGGATAGGTCACCGGGCGGGTGACTTCGTCATAGATCGGCGCCGAGCTGGGCACGTCAGGCAACCTGGGTGTTCGCAAGGCTAGATAGTCGGCTTCGCTCAGGGGCGCGCGCGTTGATTGCGCAGGTTGCTGAGCTGGCACGGCGGCGCCTGTTTCAACGGCCTGGGTTTGCGCGACGGCTTCGGGCTCAGGCTTGGTCTGTGCGATGCGCCGCTCATAGACGCCATAGCCGAAATAGCCGATGCCCAGGACGCAGGCGATCAGCACGAACAGAGCGCGGGGCGGCTTGAACTTGAAGTGGTGTTCCGAGCCTGGGGCGATGGACTCATAAACACCGAAGTATTTCTTGTCGATCAGGATCCGCGTGGATTGCCCTTCGGCGAAGTCGTTCTTCTTCTCCACGTCCATGTTCACGCGCTCGAATTCCCAGCGCTTGATCACTTGGCCCTTGTGGCCCCGGACGTAGTAGATGTGGGAGTTGCAGAGCTTGCGGAAGTGGGTGTCGATCAACCCTGGATTCTGGGTGATGCAGTGCAGCTCGTGACCCTTTTTGCGCATGACCTCGAGGGCGCTGGCGTACTTGGGTACGGCCGAGCCTGCAGGGCGAACCCGGAAAAACTCCTGGGCTTCGTCGATAACGATGATCGCGTTCTGTGGCAGCTCGTACCATTCGTGCGGGTTGTCGAACTGCGTCCAGACAGCCTGCAGCGCTTCGTGGTCGGGCTTGAAGCCGGTGATGTTGTGATAGAACACCTCGCGGCCTTCCTTGGCCGCTTTGATATCGACTTCCTTGATGGTGTTCAGGGTCTTGCCGTTGCCCTGCAGGCCGGTACGCAGGACGAACATTTAGCCGCCCGCCTTGTTGAGTAGGGCGAGGCCGGTGATGGTGCCGGTCACCTTGTCCATGCCGGCCAGCAGCAGCCGGGCAATCACCGCGGCCAGCATGATGTTGATGGCCACATCGATCTTGGCCATACCCAGGATGGCAGCGGCCTGGGGCGGTACAGCGCCGAACAGGCCTTTGACGTAACCGTCGACCTGATCGATCAGCCGGCCAATGCCCACGTAGCTGACGTAGGCGAACCCGAGCGAGGCCAGCGCCCGGAAGACAAGGCCCGAGACAATCGAGCCGAGGAAGGTGGCAAGCAGTGGCAGTAATGGCATATCAAGACCCCTTGAGTCCGCGACCAATGAAGACGGCAAAGAAGATCGACGCCAGGGCGACCACGATCGGCCCCATGGCGATGGCGAACCGGCAAAGCGGTTCCCAACTGATTGAGTAGGTACGGCCCATGACGTTGACGGATTGCGGCGCCGGGCAGGACTGCGGCAGCCAGCGGCCTTTGTTCAACGCTTCGGTGAACAGGCCACTGACGGGGATGGAGGATTCTTCGAGCTGGTAGGCCTCACCGGCCAATTCATCCTCGATCTGCTTTTTGACCTTGTCGTCATAAACCCACTGGCAAAGCTGCTCTTTGTTCTTGCGCAGGATCGCGCACTGGATGGCATCGCCCTCGCACTTGAGGTCAACGTTGCAGGCTTCACCGACGACGCTGGACTGGCCGCACTTGTTCGCATCCTTGGCCGGGTCGCACTGGCCTTCGCCGTCAGCGTCCCCGTTGCCGCTTCCGCCGCCATTGCCATCACCACCACCACCGGAGCCGTTACCACCGCCGGAGCCACCACTCCCGGAGCCGCCATCACCGCCGTTACCTCCGTCGCCACCGTTGCCGCCACCACCACCGTTGCCACCACCACCACCGTTGCCACCACCGCCGCCGGAGTCGCCGCCCCCATCACCGCCACCGTCACCGGGGCCATTGCCGCCATCGTCGGTGGGGTTCTTGACGCAGGTAGTACCCGACCAGCCGTAGCCAGACGGGCAGCCGGGATCATTGGGATCGGACGGAGGAACGTCGGGTGTTTCCGGTGGGTTCAGCGGATCGCCAGGCGCACCGAGCGGATGGTCCGGCTCATTGCAGTTCTCGCCGGTGGCGTTGCCGATGTAGTTGCAGTAGCCCTCGGTTTTGGAACCGGGTGTGAGGAAGCACGACGAGGCGCGCTCACTGGTCAGGTAGCTGCACTGGTTGTAGCAAACGGTGCCGGGCGAGCGGGTCGCCACGTAATTGGCACCATTGGAGTTGATGACGCCGGCAGGTGGGCTTTTGAAAATGCCAGGGCTTGCAGTGCTGCAATCTGGCGGAGGCGGTTCGCACTCGCCTGTTGCGGGGTTATAGGTGTGATCAGGCGGGCAAGAATCGCCAGCACGAGAAACAGTTATTGCGCCGGAGATAGTGAAGTTGGGATTGGCCTTAGGGTATCCCTTCCAATTACATCGAATTTGATTGGGATTGAGCATCACAGGGTTTTTGCTGCTAATAACACCCTCCCCATAGCCGGCCTTGCTAGCAGGGTTTTGCGCGTAATAGGCAGAGCATGCAGCTTGAGCGCTTGAATACTCTACGCCGTCAAGAAGCCAGTAATAATCTTTGGCAAAACCAACCTGGCCCCACCCCATAACAACCAGCGCCACCAACAGCCGCACACCACTGATCAGGCGCATATCAAACCCGCCCGAACAGCAGCGCCCAGAACGCGGCGAGAATGATGACGGTGGTGAGCATGTTGGCGTCCATGGCTGGCCTCATGTGAAAAAGCCCGATAGGTCGCTATCGGGCTTTGTATTGCTGGGGGGCGCCTTACAGGGCGCGGCGGATGAACTTGAAGGCGGCGATGGCGATGATCACGCCGAGGACGATGCCGGCCACCTCGACGCCATCACCCTTGGCAGCGTCCAGGGCTTCAGTGACACCAGACGGCAGAGCCGCGTTGGCTTGTTGAACGGTCAGCAGACCGAGGGCAGCGGTAACGCCGAGGGAACGACGCAGGGTCTTGAAGGTTTGCATGGGTGTTTCTCCTACGGTTTGAGTGCCTTTTTCAGGACGAGAGCGCCGAAGACGATGGCGAACAGCACCAGGGCGTGTTCCCTGATCTGTGCGTGATCCTCGGCAGTTAGCCCGGATGGGCTGATTTCACTGAGGGCGATGGTCGAGAGCGTGCCGACGCAAACCGGGGTTTGGCCGGCGCTTTCCCATACGCCATCGCACACAATGAAATTCATGGCGCCTCCTGCTGCTCTGCCGAGCCGTGACCGATGGCGGCAGGCTGGCGGGAGCAGTCGGGGCAGAAGGTGAATTCGGGCGCTGTGCGTAGATCGGGCAGCAGGTCAGGCTGTGCGGCAGGCTGGCCAAAGAGCTGGCCTATGGCACACCCGCAGCCGTCACACAGCACACGATCAACGATCAGCACGGCAGCGCCCTCCGATTACGACTTGGCCGGGTCGGCGGGTTTGCCGGGAGCAGCCGCAGGCGCTGGAGTAGCCGGCTTGGCCTGGGCCTTGGCGGATTCCACGTGCAGCACGATGAACTTGCCGGCGTTCTTGGAGCCGCGTTCGATTTCGGCGGTTACGCGGACGGTTTCGAGTACGTCCAGGCCTTTGCAGGCGGCCCATACTTCGTCGCGCACTTCCTCGGAGACCTGCATGGAGAGTAGGGAGATGCCGAGGTCTTTTTCGCCGTCCGGCTCATCACCGAAATAGAGTTTGATCAGGTCGACGTTGTCGAACTTGACGCGCTCGGCGCTGATGAATGCCAGATCCATAGTTGTACGTGCCATGTGTGTTGCCTCGCTAAGTTGCGCGTTAAATGCGCTTTTCAGGTTTTTCAGGCCGAGCAGTCCCATTAAGCCAACTTTGTGTTTTTGGCTTTGTTCGTTACTGATGCCTGGGTCGGTTTGTTGCGGTTATCAAGTGAAGCGGTTGATACGTTGAAGTCTGTTCACACCAAGGGCTTTGCCCTTGTCATCCCACTCTTGCCGCCGAGGGCTCAGGAGCGCGGGGCGGAGAAGCTGCCCCACACTCATGAGCGGAGGCTGTTTTGTCCGGGGGGCGTTCAATAGTTCGCTTCGCCCGTGCTTCCGTTCGACGGAACGATGAAGCGTGTTCCGACGAGCCGGGAGCGCGGCTATTGACCGAGCCAGCATCGCGGAGGAAGCCAAGGCGGATAAGGCCGTACATATAGATCGGGAGGATCATCACCAGCACGATGCCAATCAGGATCAGGGACATTTCAATCAGGTTTGGCGACTTATCGAACATTGATCACCCCATGTACGACCGGGCCTTGCAGGGCCATAACGATTTCTTGCCATTCCTGAACGTCCCAGCGTTCGGGAATGCCCTTCTGGTCGGCAGCGTCCTGTTGGATCTGTGCGCGGGCAAGCTGCTGGCTGGCCAAAGGCAGCAGCTCAGCGGCTTGGGCGACGGTCAGGACGATGCCGGGCATTGCTCAGACTCCAGCTCGAACAGATCCCAGCGCGGGACGTAGGGCGTTGGCTTGCCGATGTTTTCCACCATGTACCAGTAACGAGGCGGGCGCGGGGTTGGTGAGTGCTGGGGACAGGTAAAGCCCGAGACCCAGCGGTATGTACTGCTGACGTGCAGCCAGTGCCCGTTCACCAGCCGCATTTGGCCAACGACCGGAAAACAGCGAGCGGGGCGGCATCGGGCGCAGCGTGGCGACAGGCTGATAGGCCCCAGTCTTTTGACATAGCAGACAGAGCAATCGCAGTCCGGCGCGTGCGGACGGTGCAGGTACTTTTGCATCCCTCATGCCGTCCATTCCTGTTCAAGCAGCCAGTGCCGGAGCATGGCGCTGTTGACCATGCGGCGTTTGCCGAGCTTCACGGTTGGCAGCACACCACGCATGGCCCAGGAACGGGCTGTGTCATAGGTGATGCCGTTGCGATCCGCCCAGGTTTCGATGGTTTCAACGTCCTGTTGCGGGCCTATCAGCTTGTTGGCGTCCAGCTCTTCTAGTCCCATGTCGTTCCGTGCCTATTCGTGTCAATATTGGGCAATGCGACGTTATCCAGCATTGCGCTATCCAAAATGGATAATCTCGAAACGGATCATGCCATTTCTGATCCATATTGGATATATCACATATAGATCATTTGGTTATGATTAAAGAACGCGTTATAACGATCCTTAAAGCATCACAAATGCGACTTCCCGAATTGGAAGAGAAAACTGGGATCAGTAGATACACTTGGAACAACCTTAAAAACCCAGCACGGAACAGAGAGATCAAAGCAGAGGAGATCGAAGCAGTCGCTAAGGTATTCCCTCAGTACCGATGGTGGATGTTGACAGGTGAACTTATGCCGGACAAAGGCCAAATAAGCCCGGAATATGAAGAGGCCAACAGAAACTTGCACAGTCAAAACGCGGGATAGAAATTACAGCGGAAGTAGCCCAGCGGTGGTATGCCAGGAGCGCAAGTTGATCATGTTAATGCAATTATCTTAGGGCAATCTTAATGATCCGCTCAATGCTGATTAAAGGTTTCAAATCACTCGCGGAGTTTGAAGTAAATTTCGACAAGTTTAATTGCTTGATAGGTTTGAATGGGGCGGGAAAAACCAGTGTTTTGCAAGCTTTAGATTTTGCTTCGCATGTGATGAAAGGCGACGCGCTTGAGTGGTTTGAGCGTAGGAATTGGAAGCCTCAGGACATTAGCTCAAAATTTTCAACTCGAAATAATGTCTTAATCTGGGTTAGTGTCGTAGATGAATCTGGTGGGGAGTTTCTATGGCGAGCGGCTTTCAATAAAACGTCAATGAGTTGTACTCGTGAAGAAGTAATGGATGTTAGTAGAGGGGTGGTAATTTTCGAGCTTAAGTCAGGTCACTATAAAATCGAAAATGGTGAGAGGGTTAAGGTTAACTTTAACTACCATGGTTCGATACTTTCAACCTTAAAAGAGAATGTTATTGGACGAATTTTGTCTGGCGTGAAAAATGAAATATCCAATGTAAGGTCTCTTGAGTTGTTGTCGCCTCACTTGATGAGGAATACCTTTAGAGACTCGAGTGATGATATTGGCAGTGGCGGAGAAAAGCTTTCATCATTTTTGTACAGTGTTAAGGATGAAGCAAAAGAATATCTCATTAAAAGTCTGAGGAAGTTTTACCCGTCAGTTGTGGATTATAGAGTTGTTCAGGAAAGAGCTGGGTGGAAAAGATTGTATCTTGTTGAGGAGTTTGCTGGTAAGCAAGTTGAAACAGAAGCTAAGCACGTTAATGATGGTTTGCTAAGAGTGCTTGCAATCTTAGCGCAGTCTGCATCTGATAAGTCTTTCTTGCTCTTTGATGAAATAGAGAATGGAGTCAATCCAGAGGTTGTTGAACGATTAGTCGATGTTTTAGTGGAGTCTGGACAGCAAATTCTCGTAACGACTCATAGTCCTTTGATTCTGAATTATCTTGATGATGATGTGGCAAAAAAATCGGTTCGTTTCGTGTACCGATCTAGAGAAGGTGGAACCAAGGTATACCCGTTCTTTAAGATTCCCAGGATAGAATCAAAGCTCGAGTATATGGGGGCGGGAGAGGCTTTTGCAGACACCAGCTTGTCATCACTTACGGCTGAATGTATCAAGGATGCATTGTACGAGAAACTGAGACTGGCTGATGCTCTTAATTCTTAGTGGAGAAGGCCCTACAGACCTTGGCAGCTGCAGTGGTCAGATGGGCGGATGCTCTATCCCAGATTTCAAAATAGGACCGCTAACTAAGTTTGTAGATCAAATGGTTGAGCGCGTATATGGATATAGCCCTCTTGAAGTAACTCCCGATGTATATAGGTACTATGGGAAAGCGGCTTTGGTGGAGCGGAATAATAAAAGAATAAAGGCGGGGAAGATTTTCTTGCCAGGGAAAAAGCATGCAATCGAGACAGGCTATTTTTACACAAATAGTTGGATGCTTGGTGAGATAGCAAAGGAGCTTGAGTCGTTAGAAGGGGATGTGAGTGCATCGGTTTTTTTTCGGGATACAGATCCAACTGCTAGTGCAAGCCGTAGGGTGTGGGGCGAAAAGCATCAGTCAATAGTCTCGGGTTTCGAACGAGCAGGGTATCGAAGTGGAGTACCGATGCTAGCACTTCCAAAGTCAGAAGCTTGGCTCCTTTGCGCAATAAAAGATAATCCATACCAAAACTGTGCGGATTTGGAGAGATTATCCGGTAACGACGACTCCCCGAATTCAGCTAAATCACAACTAGAAGCTTTTTTAGGCGAGCGGGGAAGCAGGGAAAAAATACTTGAGTGGATGGAGCAAAACCCTTTTGATCACGATGAGGTTTCAAGGCAAATGGGTAGCTATTCTGCTTTTAAAGAAAGAATGACAGAGGTGCTAGAGGGGTTAAATAACTAGAAGTGTCAGTGTGTTAATCAATAAATAATTTTTAGCAGGTGCAGGGAAGGAAATGAGAGCTGAGAAGGACGACATTCCTGATTACCTAAAGACACGCAAGAAACAAGGCCCATGGCGAACGCTGGCAATCCTGGGTGTTTGCTCTGCCATCTTTTGGGGCATGGTCACAGTATTTGCAAAACCCATCGTGATCGACGTGGCGCAGCTCAAGCAGGCTATCCGCTTTGGCGGTGAGCCCGTATTCAGCCAGCAGCCTGCACAGCCTCAGCAGGCACCAGCCGAAGCAGTACAAGGCAATGATCAAGACTGGATCAGATCCAGCCAAGCCCAACAGACCATCCAAGCCAACCGCGAGCTTGAAGAATGGTCACGCCAACGCGCCCAGGAAACCCAAGAACGACAAACGGTTTTCAACGATAACAATTTCGCACCGAAGCAGCCCGTAAACACATACAAAGCAACGCCAGCCCCGGCAGTACAGCAGATTGCTTCAGCAGAGCGACCAAGGCAGCAGCAACGCACCGTGCAGCATGAGCGCACTTCCAGATGGATCAAAAGCTGGAATGGTGGCACCAACTATCTGGCCGAGTGGATATCCGTTAACAACCACATCGACGGCACCACTGTATGCGCTAACCACAAGCGCGGTTCAATCGACTACCGCGAATGCCGTAAAGCTGCCAAACAGCATTACCACGAAGAGTGCCGGACGTGGCGGGCTCGCTATGATAATGATCGGAAGGAAAGCAGCGACAGACTAAAGGATCGCTACTGCGTTGCGGCTAGCAGCTTTAGTCCGATGGGGTGATTCGTGGCTGATATGATAATACCAACCACGAAATTACAGATTAGCTCAGACGACTACAGTGAGCGCATTTAGGACGCCCAGCAGTCCCTGATTTTTTATATTTCGCTTCGATGTTGTTCCCTTCAGTGCAAGAGCTGTTGTCATGGTAGACGTTGCTCGCGTTTGGCTTGTCTGAGTGGAACGGGCTTACCTTTGCCATATCGTAATCCTTGTGTTGGACGCGGAAATTTACCGCCTATTGAGCGTAGTTCAGCCTATGAAGGGCACTATAGCTATAGGTATAAGATCGCAACAAATTGTTACGGCAGGCGGGTTGTAAAACCGGTGTCGAAAAAGTGTCGAAAACACTGTGCCGCACAGCCATGAATTGACACGCTGAGGGCCCGTGAAATCACAGAATGGCACGCACTGTGACGCACTGAAACCGCTCAAAAACGGGTTCAAATCCCTATCTTCCCGCC